CAAGCTGCTGGGGCTGGACAAGCTGACCGACGCGCTCAAATGCCAGCTCCGGCACGACATGCTGCACACCTACTACCGCCACAGGGAGGGCCGCACCATCCGCCAGTATGAGCTGGAGGATTTCCTCTATCTCTATCGGGGCTACAAGGCCCTCGGCGGCAACAGTTTTATCGACCGCATCAAGTCGGAGATCGACGAGTGGGAGGTGGTCTCGTGAGAGACGTCAAGGGATCAACCTCGGAGGAAATCCGCATGATAAAGGCCATCCAGCGCTCCGTCGGCGCGCTGGACAACGGCTGGATCGGCAACCAGACCTTGAGCGACATCGCCGCCAAGCTCGGCGCGGACTGCTGGCCCCTCAACGTCGAGCTGTACGGTCAGCCCTGCATCATCGCGCGGGACATCGAGCCTGTCAACATGAGCGGGCCGCTGCCGACGAATGCGATCTCGGGGAGCTTTAGCTGGCAGGGTCAGCCCTGCTCCATCCTCGTGCGCGACGGCAAGGTCGTGCGCGGCATGAGCTGCCATTATCCCCGCCCCGAGAGCGTGCTCTATAAGACCACGGACGGCGCGGTGCGCATTGCCCGCGTGTCCTCGGTCTCCGCGCTCGACAATGTCGTGTGGGCGGTCGGGGGCATGGGCCTGCTCGGCGGCTACGATCCGGAGCTGGACGGCTTTACCGGCGTCTACTCCGATGTGCTGCGCAAGACCAACCACACCGTCCTCGGCTATAAGGGCGGGCTGCTCTACGGCGTGTACTGCCGCAGCATGACCGCGCAGCAGGTCAACGCGCTGTGCCGGGACAAGCTCAAGCTGAAATACGCCGTCATGTTAGACGGCGGGCACGTCGCCGCCATCAACGGCGCGTGCAGCAAGATCAACACACAGACGCGGCAGTTCTACGCCGTGCAGTTTCTGTAAAGGAGGCTCAAAAATGCAAAATCGAATTGCAAATCTTCTCACGGTCAAGAGCATTGTAACCGTCGTGCTCACGGCGGTTTTCTCGGTGCTTGCCCTGCGCGGCAGCATCAGCGGGACGGAGTTTCTGACGATCTTCACGACCATCGTCGCCTTCTACTTCGGCACCCAGGCCGAGAAGAACAGGAAAAATGAAGAGGTTTCTTGAGACCTTGACCGCGTGGGAGGGCGCGGTGCGCGGCGATGCGGTACATAAGCAGATCGTGGACGCCTACAACAGCTATCTCCCGCACCCGCGCGGTCACAAGCTGACCTACACCGACGACTACTGCTCGGCGATGGTGTCCGCGGCGGCGATCCTCTGCGGCCTGACGGAGGTCATTCCCGTCGAGTGCTCCTGCGGGGAGCAAATGCGCTGGTATCAAGCGCGCGGCCAATGGATTGAGGACGATGCGCACGTCCCCCAAATCGGCGAGCAGGTGTTTTACTACTGGAACGACCGCAAGGACTACGCCCTCACGGACTGCACCGGCGCGCCCAACCACACGGGCATCGTGACCGCCTGTGACGATCAGAGCTTCACGGTGTTCGAGGGCAACAAGGGTAAAGCTCACGAGTGCGGCTATCGGACGTTGGAAATCAACGGGCGCTATATCCGCGGCTTCGGCGTGCCAAAATACCCCGCAGACAAGACCGTGCTCGTGCGAGGCGACAAGGGTGAGGCGGTCGGGAAGCTGCAAGAGCTCCTAAACGCCTGCGGCTATGCGCTAGACGTGGACGGTTCATTCGGGCCCGCGACGCAAATGGCATGGGTTGAATATGTTTACGCGTACCTCGGGAAAATTCTAAAATAACGAAAGGAAAACGGGCGGGAGACCTTCAACGTCTCCCCTCGCGTGAGCGCTCTGCAAGCCCCGGCGCACAGCATGGACAAGCAGCACCGAGCGATCCGGGCGAAATTATCCTCTATGGCCCCGCGTCGGGCCGTGGCATACATTCGGTCTTTTGAGCTTCCACCCGACGAAATGGCGTGCCTCGTCGAGTGCGACGTGCGGGGCCGCTCCTGCGTACAGGTGGCATTTGAAATGAATCTGTCGCCGGATACGGTCAAAAAGTATCGCCGAAAGGCGTACCGCAAAATCGCATCGGAAGTCTTTGAATAGGAAAAGAGCTTCACCAAACGGTGAGGCTCTTTTCCTTTATTGGGGGGGTATGAATGACGCATGGAGCACGTCGTGACAAAATTAGCATATTCCGTCAGAATTTGCAAACGCAATCGTTCGACGAATTTCGACGTACACTTTTCATCCCCTTTTCCGGCACTTTGGGAAAGGGGTTTTCTTGTACCATAGAGGAAGAAAAGGAGGTGCGCTGTATGTACGAACGGCTTTTGGCATTAGGCTTCACCGAGCAGATGGCGAGGGATATTTTGGTGCTGTTCCCCGAGCCGGACGAGCTGCGCACTTATGTTTATTTTGCGGAGCTGCTGCATGTATAGCTATTATAATCCGTCGCCTTATGGTAAGAACGTGGGCGACTGCACCGTCCGGGCGATCTCCAAAGCGACCGGGAAAGACTGGGGTGAAACGTATCTCGCGCTCGCCATACAAGGCTACTTGGACGGTGATATGCCGTCGGCCAATGCGACCTGGGGCGCTTATCTGCACTCCCTCGGCTATCGGCGCTACATCGTGCCGGACACCTGCCCGCTGTGTTACACCGTCGGGCAGTTTGCGGACGAGCATCCGGCAGGCACATACATTTTAGCCCTGTCCGGTCATGTGGTGTGCGTGCAGGACGGGACGATCTTTGACTCGTGGGACAGCAGCAATGAGACTGTGCTCTATTTTTGGGTAAAGGAGACTGAATGACATGGCTTTTAATCCGTACTATCAAAACCCTTATTATCCACAGCCGATGCCGGATAACCTTATGCAGATGCGGCAGCAGCAGATGATGCAGCCCGCTCCGCCTCCCGTGCCGCAGAATCCTGTCGCGACCGGCGGTGTGCAATGGGTGAGCAGCGAGCAGGAGGCGAGAGGCTACCTGATCGCGCCCAACTCTGCCGTGGCGCTGTGGGATTCCACCGCCCCCACCGTTTACCTCAAGCAGGCAGACGCAAGCGGGAAACCGACGCTCAAGATTTACGACCTCGTAGAGCGCGCAGAAACGCCCCGTACAGCGCCGCAGGAAAAGGGCGTGGAATTTGTCACCCGCGAAGAGTTCGACCGTCTGGCGGCGCTTGTGGGCGAAATAAAGGGCAAGAAGAAGCGCAAGGAGGACGAGGACGATGACTAATCCGTTCATGGCCGCGCTGGGCGGCGGGCAGATGCCGGGGCCGGTAGGCCAGTTCCAGCGCATGATGCAGCAGTTCCAGCAGTTCAAGGCGAATTTCAAGGGCGACCCCAAAGCGGAGGTCGAAAAGCTCTTGCAGAGCGGTAGGCTGAACCAGCAACAACTCAATCAGCTACAGCAGATGGCGAAGCAATTTCAAAGCCTGATGCAGTAAACATCAACATAAATCAACATCGTGGCCACGATTTGATGAATAAAAATTTTTCAAAGGAGTGATACTATGTCTCTTTCTGACGGCGGCGTTCAGGCCACTATGCCTGTTGCGCCAACCGGCATGATGAACAGCGGCTTTGGCGGCTTCGGCGGCGATGGCGCGTGGTGGATCATCATTCTTTTCCTGTTTGTGTTCTGCGGCTGGGGCGGCAACGGCTGGGGAAACAACGGCAATTCCGGCGGCGTGGTCGACGGCTACGTGCTGACCTCTGATTTTGCCAATGTCGAGCGCAAGATCGACAGTGTAAATCAGGGCCTTTGCGACGGGTTTTATCAGCAGGCGCAGCTTGTCAACGGCACCAACATGGCGATGGCAAACGGCTTTGCACAGGCCGAGCTTTCCCGCAGCAACCAGCAGGCGGCTCTCATGCAGCAGCTCAACGCCATGCAGATGCAGGCCGCTAATTGCTGCTGCGAAAACCGCGCAGCTATCGCCCAGGTGCGCTATGACATGGCGACGCAGGCGTGCGACACGCGCAACACCGTGCAGAACGCCACACGCGACATTATCGACGCGAACAACCAGAACAGCCGCGCCATCCTCGACTTCCTGACGCAGAGCAAGCTGTCCGACCTCCAGACCGAGAATCAGAATCTGAAACTGGCGGCATCTCAGGCCGCGCAGAACAACTATCTGATCTCGCAGCTGCGTCCGTGCCCTTCGCCTGCCTACATTACCTGTAACCCGTGGGCGGGCAGCGGTTACGGCGGCTGCGGCTGCAATCAGGGCTGCGGCTGCTGACAACTGCATAGCATAGCTTTTTGTTGGCGATGTTTTGTTGACGTCAACAAAATGTTCGGCCCCGTGCCGATACTGACACCAACGCGGCGGGGCTATTGCCTCGCCGCTGTATTTTAATTGCCTCGATTTCGAGGCATATGAAAGGACTGATTATTTTGGCAGAGTACACAAACGCGAATATTGTGAGCGTAGCCGCAGGCCAGAACGTTCCCTTGACCGAAACGGCGGTCAACAGCAAGCCGTGTATCGTGCATCGTCAGGGCGCAGGCATTGTCACGCTGCGCGGCCTCACCAATCAAAACCGCGCCCTGTTTCGGGTCTCCTTTGGCGGCAACATCGCTATTCCCACCGGAGGCACGGTCGAGGCCATCACGGCGGCGCTTGCCATCAACGGAGAGCCGCTGACCAGCGCAACAGCTACCGTCACGCCTGCGGCGGTAGAAAACTACTTTAACATTTATGTTTCCGCGCAGGTCTGCGTCCCGAAAGGCTGCTGCCTGACGGTCGCAATGGAAAACACCAGCACTCAGGCCGTCAACTTCGCCAACTCGAACCTGACGGTTGAGAGAATCGCGTGAAAGGAGAATGGACATGAGTAAGAAAGCAATGTATGATCTGCGCAATATGCTTTGCGAAGAACTCGACGAGCTGGCGCGCAAGGGCGATCTGGGCGCGGGCGACCTTGAGATCGCGCACAAGCTGACCGACACCATCAAGAACATCGACAAGATCGAGATGATGGAAGACGACGGTTATTCTCGCGACGGAGACTATTCGCGTCGCTATTCCCGCGATGGCGATTATTCCCGCGACGGTGATTATTCTCGCGGCGGCGACTGGCAGGCCGATATGCGCGGCACTTACGGCAGGGGCAGCTCCTATGCTCGCCGCGGCACGCATTACGTCCGCGGGCACTACAGCCGCGCCGACAGCATGGAGCACCTGCGCGAGCAGATCAACGACATGATGCGCGAGACGGACGACGACCGCGTAAAGGAAGCGCTGCGGCGTGCCGCGAGCCTGATGGAGGAATAAAGGGGGTGCGTCCCCTTGATCGACGAAAACGAGGTCAAGCTGTGGATATCGCGGCTTGAGACGGAGGCATCGAGCTGGCCCAATTATCAAAAGCTGGCGGCGCTGTACATCATCCAAAATCAAAACGCGCCCAAAGAACCGGAAAGGCCGATGTTGTATTCGGCAGCTCCGGCGCCGGTCAAGACCTATGCGTCTGAAACGGTAGGCAGCTACGGCGACAGCGATTTTTTGAAGGCCGTCTCCGACATGGCTCCGGCAAGAGCGTGGGAGGTCATGGACGAGCTGATGGACAGCCTAAAAATCGTCAACGAGCGCGTGTACAACAGCGTGATGCGGAAGCTCGAAAAATGAGAACACCCCCCCGTCTTACGACGGGGGGATTCTTTTGGGCATAATTTACCTTTGGGAACACCAAGGTCAAATATGCCTAACGGGGCGTTACAAAAAACGCGCCGTCGTCATCTGCGTCAATTCTCCGGATAAAGCGCGTCCAAAATTCTTTTTTCTCTTCCTTGGAGTAAGTGTCATATTCAGCAAGTCCATTTCGAAGCGCATCAAGGTTTGTCTTCGGCTTTTCCTCTACCGCTTCAAGTGTTTTTTTCAAACTCGCATACTCCCGCTTGTATTCGTCCAACTCGATCAAATCATTCAGATAAAGCGTTTTCAACTTACCCATTTTCTTGCGTATCGCGTCCGCGCTTTGCGTGGGCTTTTTTTCTGCCTTTTTGTAATAGCGATTGTTTCGCTCGGCAATCCCCTCAAGCTCATGCAATAAATAATCTTCCAGCGTGTCTTCTCGAATCCTCTTTTTGTGCTGGCACGCGGAGTTGTCAAGCATTCTCGTCCGGCAACGATAGTAGGTATAAATCTGCTTTGCCGTTTCCGACTGCATCGTTTTCCCACACTCTTTGCAATGCAACAAGCCGGAGAACAGATAAACGCGATCTGTATCAACTCCTGCGCAGCGCTGCGACCGCTGACGGAGGATGTCATTTACAATGTCAAAATCCTGCTTGCTTACCAGCGCGGGGCAAGCGTTCTCGATGCCGTACACCTCGCCGATATAAAGCCGGTTCCGAAAATAGTTTACATACTTGGTATACGCCCTGTCAATCTTCCACGTCTCGAGCATATAGCGTTTTACGCCAAGCACACTTTGCAGTTTGATATACGCCGCAAACATATCTCGCGCGGCATCTGCCGTATCGTTATCAATCTGGTATTTCCTGTCCTTGATGATATACCCTAAAGGGGCTTTTGACCCTGCCGGTTGGCCTTTTGCACGCTTGCCGTCGTTGATAAATTTGACTCGCTCGCTTGCGCGGTCGGCCTCGTCCTGCGCGACAGACAACATGATGTTGACCTTTAAGCGCCCCGACGCGGTGCGCGTCTCATAGTCCTCTTCCGTTGCTTGCCATGTCACTCCGTATTTGTCCAGCTGCGTCTGTACATCGTAGTACCCGGCAACGTTTCGAAACCAGCGATCGAGCTTGATAAACAGGATCGTGTCTACCTTCCCAGCCTTGCAATCGTCCAGCAGTTGCAGGAGCGCAGGTCGCTTTTTGTACGGTTTTCGCGCGGATATGCCCGCGTCCTCATATATGCCAACCACGGTCATTTTATTTGCTTTGGCATATCTTATCAGCGCGTCACGCTGCTCTTGCAGGGACAGCCCATGCCGCGCCTGCTCCTCGCTCGTGACGCGGATATACAATGCCACTCTCATCGAATCCCCCTCCAAAATCCGTAATCTATACAATGAAAATCAATGTACACGCACCACGCAGCGAGAAAAACGATGATAACAAACATTACAGCAATCGCGCCGTTGCGGATATGGACACCGCGCCGCATGATCTCAATGGTATCGGCCTTTGCGTCAACATGGCGTTCCAGCTCATCATTCCGCGCTTGCAAAGTTTCCTCGGTCGGCGTCAGGTGTTCGGAAATCCCGAACGATTCATCAAGCGATATTCCAAGCGCTTTACAGATCGGCGCGACGGTGTAGATGGACGGAGATTTCGAAAACTTGGAAAAGAAGTTCTGCACGGTGGACAGCGGCACGCCGGAAACGTCGGAAATGTCTTGATAGGTCAGTTTCAATTCTTCTTTACGGATTCTACACACTTCTTGAATGTTCATTTATGCCACCTTAATTTTTTCGATTTTTGCGCCGCAAAGTCGCAAGATGAGGGCTTGTCGAACCGTGTCGAACGCTGCCTTATTGCAAGGCTTCGGCATTGAATTGCCAAGCCAAAGTGGGCTACGGTAAAGACAAGCAGCGGCGGCCGGTCCCCGCTGGCTGCAAAAAGCCCTCGCCGTTGTTGCAGAGGCGGCGAGGGCTAACCTTACTTCATACCAAGGAGCTTGCCAAGTTTTCTTTGCCGCCCTGCTTTGGTCGTTGGGATCCCAGTTCCTTTTGAAATTTTCCTTTTCATCTTCGTGATTCCGAGCGCACGTTTCCAGCTAAAAGACAAACCCGGAATTTTCATTACTTGTTCACCACCTTTTCAATTTTTTCAATCATCTTGTCGCATAGCTCTTGTCCATGCTTCAAACTTTCTTCCGGCATTTGGGCGGCATACTCGTCCACAATGGCAGCAATGCCTTGAGACTTTTTTATTTGCCCTCGAGTTAAGCCGAGAATATGCACAGTTTCTTTTTGAATGTACCGAGAAAGAAAATTGTTTGTATGGGTAGCCTTTTCGTTTCGCAGCATTTCGGCGCATTCGTTCGGAGAAACCTTCCCGCCCGCCATGCACTTAGTATCGCCACCTGCAACCTCCGCGATCTGTGCCACGGTTTGCTCGGCAAGCCCATATCGGTAAAAATAGGTTTCTATGTCGGTTGTGTCGGCAATAATGCGAATGCAGTCGGCAAATATTTGCGATTGGCGCTTAATAAAGGCAGTTTCCGCAGCGGTCATTTTTTTCTTGCCGAAAAGCGAGCCTAAAATGCCCATTTACGCTTCTCCAATCTTTTGCAAAATATCATTTTGTTGCACAGCACCGTGCAGCAAACGCCTGTTGTGGGAATAGGTATGAATACCGAAAAGGAGGTCGAAGTATGGACGCACAGGTGCAAGCGGCGGCGGCGCTTTATCTGCTCCTAACGCCGAAGCAGAAAGACGAAATGCTCGCGCTGATTGAGCGCATCCTCGCGGAGGAGGAGCAAAAAATAGCCTTAGAGCAAAACGGAGGGACGCAAGATGTTGTGTAACGACGCGAAATGTGATACAATAAAGTATCAAGAAATGCTGGCAGAAGCCTTTGACCTGATACAAAAGTTATCCGACGAACAACTTCAAAAAATCATGGAGGCTCTAAAATGAAAATTTGGGCGATCAGTAAAGAAAAAGGTGCCGAGTATGAAATTGGCATGGAATGCGACGGCATGGATCGAGAGACCGCAATGACCGAGCTTTACCGAATGGCGCGAAACCTGTTTACCGGGGAGCTTGAACTGTTTTGGAAAGAGGGCGAAGCCGGAAAGGCCGCATTTTAACCGTTGGCTTTCCGCTTGCACTCGATCACGGCATTTAACTGCTTCAAGATCGCGTCGCAATTTGGTTTGAACCGCTCTATCAATTCGCTGAGTTTGTCGACCTCGACCACCATTTCCTCGGTTGCCTTTGCCCGATAAACGGCGACGGCATCGGTCGCGGCATGGAAATCATTCGGAGACGGGTATTTTGCGTAAAGGGAAACGGCAGATACCATTTTGTCAAAATCGGCATCGCAGGCCGTTTCCTTTTCGTGCGCCCATATTGTTTGCAGCTTTTTTATTTCTGCCTTTGCCGCCTGTTTTGCAACGATCCATGCGACAATGCCAGAAATAGCAGCACAGCCGAGTGAAATGATGATTTCTTTCATTGTTCTTCCTCAAAAGCAGCGCGGCCCATTTTTATAAACCGCTCCAGCTTTTCCGGCGGTAATGACAACACAAACTGAATACCGGCCTTCTGCAAATCTGTATAGCCCTCGCCCTCTGTGGCGGGGGCTTTTTTTACGCCCTCGGTCTTCGGATCGGGGGCGCTTTCTTTTTCTTCTCCGTCCCCATAAAGGAGATATTCGATAGATACGCCGAGAAAGTCGGCAACACGCTTTAAACTCTTTTTTCTCGGAGATTTTATCTCGCCTGTGTTCCATTGAGAAAAAGTAGCAGATGTAATCCCGCAGGCAGAAAAAAAGTCTTTTTTCTGTATTCCCTTTTGAGCGAGAAGCGTGTTAATTCGTGCAACTATTGGCGACTTTAACATATTTGATACCTATAATTTGTGCAATCAGAAACCAAGTAATCACTAATTTTCTATTGACTTTCATTTAAACTAAGTGTATACTTGGTTTTGTAAAGGGTAACAAAAACCCAAGCCCCCTTACATTTAGCGGACTGCGAAAAAATATTATGATCGTTGGCACCTTTATAATATCACAGTTTGCCAAGTTGTCAAGGGAAACTTAGTTTTTCTTACTCTTTCGCTAAGTTTTTTTGGCTGCGGCGAGGGGAAAAGAGACCGCCCCGATGCGGTAACATCGGGACGGCTCACCGGTCACTTTGACCGGCGGTTGGACAAGGCGGACGCAGCAAGAGCTTTTGTGTTCTTGCTTGCCTTGCGGTTGCTTAAAGTTTTCGACGCTTTGGAAGCAACGCGCTTACTTGTCCGGACGGAGTTCCTCGGCAAAGGGTTCCCTCCTTTCAATGAGAATATGGGGAGCCTCGTGCCTTTTCACTCTATCCTCCTGCATGAGAGTATAGCAAATCCCCTCGCCGCAGTCAATGAAAACTAAGTAAAAGCAAATTGGAGGTGAACGAATGAGTTTTCGCAGTGCTCGATTAGCTGCCGGCCTGAGTGTTCAGCAGGTGATCGAAAAACTAAAGGTCTCCGACGCAGCGGTCTATATGTGGGAGACCGGACAGCAGCACCCCCGCGCAAGCCGTCTGCCGGAGGTCGCCGCGCTTTACGGCTGCACGGTGGACGAGCTTTTGAAGCCCGATGAAAAGTAAAAAAATGCCCCGCCCAATGTTGCAGCATCGAGCGAGGCGGGTGGGACAAATCTTACCACAAGATATTGTGTCCGTGCTTATTGTAGCACGAGAGAAAGGAAAAGGCAATGAGAAAAAAGCCAGAGTACAAGATTATATGGGTCACGCCCCCTGACCCTGTAAAGCTGGGGACGGTCATGGGCGAGATTTATGCACGCGGTCGCGGCCTTGAGTTTGTCGGACTTGTGCCGAACGAGAAGAAGGGAGAAAAGGAATGAACACCTTTTTGATTTTTGTCGGCGTCACGACCATCTCTTATCAGCTCGTGCGCCTGATCGTGTGGCTGGATACGCCGAGGGGCCAGCGATGAGACACCTCGGCGATATTACGAAGATCAACGGCGCGGAGATCGAGGCCGTGGACGTTATCACGGGCGGCTCACCGTGCCAGGATCTGAGTATTGCGGGCAAACGCGCCGGATTGGCCGGCGCAAGAAGCGGATTGTTCATGGAGCAGGTCCGCATCGTAAAGGAGATGAGGGAACATGACAGAGCGAACGGGCGAACAGGTGACATGGTCAGACCTCGGTTTATGGTCTGGGAAAACGTGCCCGGAGCATTTTCAAGCAACAAAGGGCAAGACTTCGCGGCAGTCCTCGAAGAGATCATCCGCATCGCAGAGCCGGAAGCCCCCGATATTGAAGTGCCTGAAAAGGGATGGAACACATGGGGAGGCTATCACGATGAGGTGGGAGGACGATGGAGCGTGGCTTGGCGAGTGCATGACGCGCAACACTGGGGAGTCCCCCAACGCCGCCGTCGTATCTCGGTTGTCGCAGATTTTGGAGGAGACACCGCAGGGGAAATACTCTTTGAGCGCAAAAGCGTGTCAGGGGATATTGCGGAGAGCAGAACGGCGCGGGAAAGACTTGCCGGAGATGCTCAAGACGGTTCTTCTTATGCAGTCCGAATCAGGGGGGGCTGTGACGGAGGAGGAAAGGGAGCCTTAGTTCGGGAGGACAAGAGCGGGACGCTCGGCGCCGGCAACGACCAGACGATTTTCTGCATGGCGACACCGCAAGGCGGGGCCGAGGTACGAGGCGATGACCGTGCACCGACCTTGACCGCTTCCGCAGGCACGAGCGGGAACAACCAGCCGGTTGTATGCGCCGGGTTTAAGCTCGGCAACAGCGAGCAAGCGCGAAGCATCGGCTACGCCGAAGAGCAATCGCCAACTCTGAATGCGGAGTGCGGTGGCAACAAGCCTGCGGTGGTGGCACTGGATATGTCGCACGCCTGCGATGTCATCCGCGACTGCGGCGAGGTCAGTCCCAGTCTGCAAGCCCGTATGGGAACGGGCGGAAATCAAGTGCCGCTGACATATCAGCAAACGACCGGGACGCTTTCACCCGGCGCTCACGCTGGGAGCTACAACGGACAGGACGCATACAACGATATGCTGGTCGTATCGAGTGGAATCTCGCCTACGTTGAGGGCAAAGGCGAATGACCCATACCGCGAAGATATGGCGGCGTATATTGCAAGCGTCGATTGCCGGAACTTTTGCGAGGGCGGAGAAACAAACGGTACATTGCAAGCAAAAGAAAGCGGAGGGCAAAGCCTGAACCTGAATAATACGGTTCGGCAGAACATGGTGGTGCGACGTCTCACCCCGCTGGAATGCGAACGGCTGCAAGGCTTTCCGGACCACTGGACGGACATAGGAGAGTGGTACGATAGTCAGACTGGTGAAGGCTATTGGGTCGATAATCTTGGGAAGCGCCACAAAACAGCGGACAGTCCGCGCTATAAGGCGCTTGGCAATTCTATCGCCCTGCCATTTTGGGACTTTCTGGCAAAGCGTATCAGTGCGCAATACCTGCGTCCTGTTACGATGGGCAGCCTGTTTGACGGAATAGGCGGCTTTCCGCTGGTGTTCGAGCGGCACAACGGCAAGGGCACGGCACGCTGGGCAAGCGAGATTGAGGAATTTCCCATCGCCGTCACAAAACTACACTTTGGAGAGGATGCTGACTCATGAGAAATCAAAAGCGCAGCCGCGAGCAACGCAAGGCCGACGCTTCGGCGCGCATCGCCGCCGTTTGCCTGTTCCTTGCGGTGCTGTTGATCCTCTTTGCGGTGCTGACGGTCAAGACCACCGGTCAGCCGTACAAGGGCGAGCCGCCGATCATCGAGGACAAGCTGCCGGGCGAGGACAAGCCCGCGCATGGATGCGCGTATCTCGATCTCGGCGAGCCGATGGGAGAGTTTAAGCTGACCGCCTATTGCCCCTGCGCGAAGTGTTGCGGCAAGTGGGCGAACGGCATCACGGCAACGGGGACGACGGCCACGGAGGGACGCACGATTGCCGTTGACCCTCGCGTAATCCCCTACGGCTCCGCCGTCACGATCTACTTTGCCGACGGCACGAGCCATACATACACCGCCGAGGATTGCGGCGGCGCGATCAAGGAAAACCGCATCGACGTGTTCTTTGACGACCATCAGGCCGCGCGGGAGTTTGGCGTACAAACCGCTTACGTTTACAAGGAGGAGGCAGCATGACAGACGATGTTATCACTCTGCGAAACTATCTTCGCGTCGGCGCTCAGAATGCGCTGCGCCGCTGGCAACTCTGCGAAATGACCGGCTGGACAGACCGGCACTTGCGCAAGGTGATCGAAGCAGCACGATGTGAGGAGGACGGCGAGGAATACTGCATTATGAACTTTGGCAAGGGCTACTACTTGTCAAACGACCCGGCAGAAGCCGAGTTGCTCCGCAAGATCGAGATGGCGCGGATAGCGTCCATTGTCGGGCGGACATACGGCCTGTCGGAGATGATACGGAAAGCGGGGAGGTCGTAATTTACATGGTTTACAAATGCGAAGCCTGCCACGCGATCTTCTTTGAGCCGTACACTTATCAGGTGCGCGAGAACCTTGACGGCGAGAACGGCATAGAAACGCGGACGGTCGCCGAGTGCCCGTTCTGCGGTGAGGAATGGTTTACGGAGGTGGATGACGATGCCGAATCTGGATGACGGCACTTCCGGCTACCTGAAAGGCACGGCGTCGGTAACGACCTATTTCCCAATCGACCGAAAAGGCACGGCATACATAGCCTGCGAAGCATGCCGGTTTTACAGACGGTCAAGCAAGCGCTGCGGGCTGACGGATGAGGTCATTCCGTGGCCGGACAAATACACCGGGCGAAACTGCCCGCTTACTTTGGAGGAAGAAGAAAATGGAGAACCTTGGAATTTATGAAAAGCTCTCTGCAATCCAGCAAGAGCTGAAAGCCCCGAAAGGGCAGTTTAACAGCTTCGGCAAGTACAAATATCGGAGTTGCGAGGACATTCTTGAGGCGGTCAAGCCGATTTGCGCGAAGCACAAAACCGCGCTCGTTCTGCTCGATAGTATTGCCGAGGTTAACGGTCGCTTTTATGTGACCGCGCAGGCGCAGCTCCACGACTGCGAGAGCGATAACGCTGTTACTGCAACGGCTTACGCCCGCGAGCCTGAGAAAAAAACCGGTATGGACGAGAGCCAAATCACCGGAACGGCATCAAGCTATGCCCGCAAGTACGCGCTGAACGGCTTGTTCTGCATCGACGATACGAAGGATGCGGACACGGACGAGTACAAGCAACAAGAGAAGAAGGAAAAGCCGAGCAAGGCCGAGATGGAATCCTTTAATCAGGCGTACAAGGAACAGTTTGACTACACCTGCCAAGACTGCAAGCAGCCGATCACACCGCAGTCCTTTAACGGAAAGCTCTATCGTGTGAGCGACATCTCCAAAGGCGCGATGAAGAAATACGGTGTGCCTCTCTGCTGGGCTTGCATGGAAAAGAGGAAAGCCAATGAATGACCTTGTGAACGAGATCAAGGACCGCAGCCGCTTGCTCGATGTCGCGGTTTCGGAATGCAAAAAGCGTGGCATGAAATACGCCGAGACCGAGCGCGATTACCGCGTTGCGCTTGCCAAGAAATACCTCGCCGAGCGCGACAGAGGAACGCCGGTCACGATTATCTCCGATGTCTGCCGCGGCAGCGCCGAGATCGCAGGGCTTCGATTTGAGCGGGACTGTGCCGAGGTCTTTTATAAATCCGCGCAGGAAGCCGTGAACTCTATGAAACTGCAATTACGCCTGCTGGACAATCAGCTCGAACGGGAATGGGGCGGCGCGAAGAATGCATAAGCAGACAAAGGCCACGTCCATCCCAAAAAGCGTCAAGGAGATCGTATACGAACGCGACGGCGGGCGCTGCATTCTATGCGGGCGGAACAACGGGGAGCCGGTGGCCCACGTTATACGGCGCTCACAGGGCGGCAGAGGCATCGAGCAGAACATCGTGACGCTCTGCCCCTCCTGCCACCGAGCCTTTGACGAGGGGCCGCAGAGGACGGCGTTATACGCCTGCATCGTCGGCTACCTCAAAGCGAAATATCCCGGCTGGACACGGGAGAACATGATTTACAGGAAAAATAGGGAGGAATTGAAATGAGCTTGAACAGGATCAGCGTCATGGGACGCATTGGAAAGGACCTTGAGCTGCGCCGCACGCAGAGCGGCAAGGCGGTCACCAGCTTTCCCATTGCCGTCGACCGCGACGGTAAGGATACCGGAACGGACTGGTTTGATGTGGTCGCGTGGGAGCGCACGGCGGAGTTTGCCGCGCAATACTGCGCCAAGGGGCGCAAGGTAGTGGTAGACGGTCGCTTGCAGGCGCGAGACTGGACCGACAAGGACGGCAATAAGCGCCGCTCGGTCGAGATCATCGCCAATAGCGTGTACTTTGCCGACAGCAAGCCGCAGGAGGGGCCCGCCGCATACAGTCCCGCATCAAGCAGCCCGGGCGAGTTTAGCGAGGTCGAGGACGACGGGGAGCTTCCGTTTTGATGGAGGTGCGGCATGAGATACGAGGTGCATATCGATTCGCCGCGCGAAAGGGCGATTATTGTCTTGCAAGAAGTGTCCGAGAGTGACGCGACTGATATCGCAGAAGTCATGACGCGATACGGTGCGACGGTTTCCCTGCTGGCAAAGCCGAAGGAGTAAAGCGATGGAGCGTAATCAATTCACTTTTTACCGAAGTTACAGGGACGCGCTGCGAGCGCTCAGCGCAAAAGATTTCAAGGCCGTTGTGCTGGCAATCTGCGATTATGCGCTTGATGAAAGCGAGCCATGTCTTTCTGGAGTTCCATGCGCTGTTTTCACTTTGATTCGTCCAACGTTGGACAGTGGTCGAAACAAAGCAGCGAATCGACAGAATAAAACGAAAACAAAAAAAGAACAAAGTGGAAACAAATCGGAACAAACCGGCAAGGAGAAAGAGGGGGAGAAAGAGGGAGAGAAAGAGAACGATAGTTCTCTCTCTATATCTCTCTCACGAAAGGCTCCCACGTTTGGCGAGGTTGCCGAATATGCCAAGCTGCGCGGAGGGCTGATTGACCCCAAGCCGTTCTACGAGTTTTACTCCGTCGCCGGTTGGAGGGATACCGAGGGAAAGCCGGTCTACAACTGGCAGCAGAAATTCCAGCTATGGGAAAAGCGCGAGCTGGAGAAGAAAGGGGGCGCGATGAATGGACATTGTCACGATACTGGAAGAGATACGAAAAAATGGAACGTCCCCGGAGCCGTCAATCTCTAACGAGTGTCCGCTCTGCGGCGGCGTTGGATACACCGTGCGGAGGTCGGCAGACGGAAACGCGGAGTACCGGGAGTGCGAATGCTCCATCCGCAAAAGGAATCTGCAACGCATCGAAAGAAGCGGGCTTAAAGAGCTTTTGCAGAGATGCACGATGGAGAACTACTGCGCGACTGAGCCGTGGCAGAAGCAGGCCAAAGAGGCAGCGGAACGCTATCTTGCCGATTGGCGCGGAAGATGGTTTTACGCCGGAGGAAGCCCCGGAAGCGGGAAAACGCATCTTTGCACGGCGATGTGCGGGAAGCTTATGGATGCCGGATTACCGGTACGCTATGTGCAATGGCGGGCGGATATTCCGGCCATCAAAGCAAAGGTCAACGATGCTGAGGCATATCAAGATGCTATCGACCCGCTGAAAAGCGTCAAGGTTCTGTACATTGACGATTTTCTCAAGGGCACGGCGACGGAGGCCGACCGAAACATTGCGTTTGATCTGCTCAATGCGCGGTATATCAAGCCAAGCCTTTTGACAATCATCAGCTCCGAGTGGACGATCTCGCGTGTGCTGGATTGGGACGAGGCGATAGGCTCGCGCATTGCGGAGCGGTCGAAAGGCTGCGTGCTGAATATTACCGGGTCCAAAAACTACCGGCTGAAATGAAAGAATTTCTGAGGAGGAAATGAAAATGACAGAAAAAGAGATTGTGTCCGCCCTGCGCGTAACAGAGAGCCGCAGCAAGCGGGAGCTGCTGGACGCAGCCGCCGATCTGATCGAAAAGCTGACCGACCGCTGCGCGCGCTACGCCGAGGAGATCGCCGTGGCGCAGGAGCGGACACGGTGGATCCCGGTGACGGAGCGCCTGCCGGAAGATCCCGTGCAAAAGGTGCTTATTTTTGTTCCGCATCCACACGGGAACATCGTTGATGTCGGGCGATATCTTGGCGCTGACGGCTGGGTGTTGGAAGGATGGTATCTCACACAATCCTCTGTCACTCACTGGATGCCGCTGCCCGAAGGGCCGGAGGAGGAAAGGTAAATGAAAAGACTAACAACTAATTACCCAGACAACAACCATGATGCCGCCCTGAATTTGTTTTACATAAAAGACTTTGAGACGTGGGTGCGTGGCGGAGGCGATGGCACGGATTACCCGGACATCCGGCTCTACGATTTTATCCGCAAAGCCGCAAAGATTTTGCTGCCGGACTTGGACTTCCCAATGGATGATGATGGCGTAGACTATGCGATGGGTGAGCTTTTGTTGGACGGTCCTGATGAGCCGACAGGCTTGCTTGCCCTGCTTTATACCGCAGCATGGTCATACGCAGAACTGCGTGGCAGGCTCATGCAATACGAGGACACGGGGCTGACGCCGGAACGCTGTGCTGAATTTGCGCGAGCAGACGCGGAAGGACGGTACATCGTAATGCGTGATGCGGAGAGGGAGGGTGTTGCCCGCCTGCGCGAGCTGGCCGAGGCCGACAAGGATGGGCGCGTGGTGGTGCTGCCGTGCAAGGTGGGCCAGCGGGTGTTCGCCTTGTTGGACACGGATAAGCATATAAGCGAGTGCGAGGTCAAGCAGATTGGTATGGGCAATAAAATCGGCTTTATTGGCCTTGAACCAATAGGCGCCAGAGGGCGGGAGTATGGCGTAGCGCTAAACGGATTCGGCAAGACCGTATTCCTCACCCACGAGGAGGCGGAAGCGGCATTGGAGGCGATGAAGGATGAGTAAGGCTGTTATGCTGAGTATCCGCCCGAAGTGGTGCGAAAAGATTGCCAACGGCGAAAAGACAATTGAGGTGCGCAAGACACGCCCGAAGATGAACACGCCGTTTAAGTGCTATATCTACTGCACGCTGCCAAAATATCCGCACGAGGACTTCATTGCGACGGACTATCCAAGGCCACAGTTTTACGGCGGCGGCAAGGTCATTGGAGAGTTTACCTGTGACCAGATATTTCCCATCAATGTTTTCGACAATGGCAGCATTCAGAACTGGCTTTTCGAGCACATGGAGCGATCTTGTCTTACATACGAGGAGCTTGCTGACTACATCGGCAACGGGAAAACCGGCTACGGCTGGCACATCTCCGACCTGCTGATCTATGACCAGCCGCGGGAACTAAGCGAGTTCCAGCGTGCAACTGACCCATGTGTATTCTGCATGGAAAGAATCGCACGGGAATGCACAGACTGCAAAAAATGGGGCGGTGACATTAAGCGCCCGCCCCAGAGCTGGTGCTATGTGGAGGCGATGAAAGATGACTGAACTGAAACCGTGCCCGTTTTGCGGAGGTAAAGCGCGGCTATTTGTAGGTAACGGCGTAAGAGTAATTTGCTCTAAATGCTATGCAGGTACAAGGATTCTGACGGACAACATGGAGTACGAAAGCAACGCCGTAGAAATGGTGGTCGAAGCATGGAACAGGAGGGCTGACAATGGCTGAATACATTCGTGCCGTAGAAGCGGCAGAAAAAGTCGCGGGAATCTTTAAAGTACCAATGGCAGACCTTGTGGACATTTTCTCGGAAATCCCCGCCGCCGACGTTGCGCCCGTGGTGCATGGGCGGTGGATTTCGTGGGAAGAAGCAGGAAACTTTGTTCCCTCACCAGACAGGCACGAGTGCTCTGTTTGCCACGATGCGGCGCAAGTGCTTGTAAATGGGTTTGAATTGTTGTCGGATTACTGCCCCAACTGCGGCGCGAAGATGGACGGAGGTGACAGCGATGCGGCTGATTGACGCTGAATTATTGGAAGACCAGTTTGGAATTTCCGATGAAGATATTTTGGCAAAAGAAGAAATCCGATACGCCCCAACCGTGGATGCTGTGGTCGTTACGCGATGTGAGGACTGCAAGCATCCGATGCTTTTTGCAGCTACGGCGAGCGTAAGGATGGTGAAAGCTGATGTGGATAAGATTGCTTGAAATTTTAGACCCCCGTGAGGCGCTCATGGAGGCAAGGCTTAAAAAGGAGTCCGGCATATGATCCGCATCATCATCGACATCGAAGACCACGGCGACAAGCTGGCGACCAAGGAGGCCGTGGCAATGGCACTTGAGCAGTTCGGCAAGGTGCGCGTGGTTCTTGTATCGGACGGGAGGGGGAAATGAGCCTGACGGCATCTGACCTTGCACGTCTTGGGCCTGCGGCACAAAAACAGGTGGTTGAAAAGGTACTTGCTCAAAAAACGGGCAAGTACCACAACTGCAAAACCGTGCGGCATGGCATCACGTTTGACAGCAAGCACGAGGCAGACCGCTATGATGAGCTGCAACTGTTGCTGAAAGCGGGGGAAATACACGATTTGAAGCTACAGCAGACGTACAAGCTCGTGGGGGCGCAGAGAACGCCAACGGGAGCCGTTGTGAGGGCAGTTACATACATAGCCGACTTCGTGTATACCCGCGACGGGAAAACGATTGTAGAGGACGCAAAGGGCTTTAAGACAAAGGACTATATCATCAAGAAAAAACTGATGCTGGAGCGATTCGGCATTTGGGTGGAGGAAGTATAAGATGGCAGAACAAAGTTCGACGCTTTGCTGGTCGTGCAAATACGCTTGCGGGAAATGTCCTTGGTCGGAATGCGACAAGGAAACGCGGAAGCTGAAGTGGCAGCCGGTGGAAGGTTGGCGCGCGATCAAAACAAAGGTTTTGATGAATTCTTGCGGCGGTGCTCGCAGGCATTACGAAACAAGCTACATTGTCACGGCCTGTCCGCAGTACGAGGTGGGATGACATGAGCTGCTTTAACTGTCAGGAGCGGCACGTCGGCTGTCATTCGACCTGTGAACGATACGCTGCGTGGCTGCAAGAAAAGAAAGAGGCAAAAAACAACGAAACGGCCAGCATAGCCGAAGAAAGCGCGATGATCAATTACATTCAGAGGTCAAAAGACCGATACAAACGGAGGGTGGGGAGAAAATGATCGAATTTCCCTATTGCGTCTATCCGGCGCTGAAAAAGGTTTTCTGCGAGCGGCAGTACACGCGCCGCCAGCTTGCCGATGCGGTAGGCATTTCCAAAAGCAACATCTGGTGGTGGCTGTCGGGCAACAATCAGCACACCATCGACGTGATCAAAGGCATCCTCAGAGAGAGCGGCCTGACATTTGAGGAAGCGTTCGGAGGTGCGGAATGAAGGTAGGCGACAAGGTGCGGGTGCAGTTTATGACGGTGCCGGAGGAGTTTCCGGGCAAGGCGCGCGGCGAAAAGATGTACCCGATCCGCGCCGGCGTGGTGACGTACATCCATCCGCAGAGGCGCTATGTGACCGTGGCGATCATGGTAGACGGCAAGGAGATCAAAGAAAGTTTCCGACCGGAGGAGGTGCTGGCATGAACGCGTTTCCCGAGCGTTTGAAGCGCTTACGGGAGAGAAAGAGAATAAAGCAATATGTCCTATCTGAACTGTGCGGTCTGCACCGTGACGCGGTGAGGCGGTACGAGGCGGGTGAGGCTACGCCCACAACGGACGCATTGGAAAGCATCGCCGACAAGTTCGGGGTGTCGGTCGATTATCTGCTCGGAAGGACAGATAATCCGATGACCGTGGACGATTATCTAAAAAAATTTTGAAAATTCCCCTTTTAAGGGGAAAAATAAGAAAAACCTATGCAAAAATAGAGGCGTGATGGGGCGAGGCTCTTCACGCCTCTGCTTTTTCATCTGTTTCCTCCTCCCTTGATAGCCCGCCCTTCGGGGCGGGCGGTTGAGGGCAAAAATGACAGGACTCCCCGCACATCTCAACGATGTGGCTCAGGGGAGACATATACGGGCAAATGTACCAAGGTGGCGACGCGGTCTCCAAAACCGTGTGTGGTGGGTTCGATTCCCAACTGTCCGTGCCAGAGGCCGGGTCGCTCCCGGATGATGTGAGAGTACGCAGAACGCCTCACAGAGAATGACAATGCCTGCTGAAAACTGCGCGTGGGGATGCGTCCCCCTTGCCGTGACTGATGAAAGCGCTTGAAATGCTTGCGGGGCCTCAAGCTGGCATGAGCGTGTGACAATCTAAGCGGGAACTGCACATACGCGGCGTGCAGAAGCAGAAGCGAAAGCAATGGCTATAGGCAACATTGCGGACGTGTGGCGGCTCAATACCGCCTCGCCGCTCCAAGCGGTTTAGATGGAAGATCTATTCTGAGCATCAAGTGTATGCCCCTCGGGGCGGGTAAAGTCTGCTATGTAAGGCCAAGGGGCGGGGGCTGGTAGCAAAAATAATTTGACAACTCTTATCGGCGTATCAAAGCGGCAATAGACTGTGACGGGCGGATGAAATTAGACCGCAGCACGACAGCAATTAACGCAGGGAGGCAAGCAAACGCAAGCAAACGCAAGCAAACGCAAGCAAACGCAAGCAAATGCAAGCAAATGCTGGCAAGCGTTAGCAAACGCATAGCTCAGAGAGAGAAAAGAAAATCCCCCTTCTTCCCCCTCTCTTCTTCTCCCCCTTGCATCCCCCGTATTATCTTACCCCCTATAATCCCCCTAAAGAAAAGAGAGAGAGCGATATTTTGCGCGCGAGAGCGACGAGGTGATGACATGGCTGCGCGTCTGACAGACCGGCAGAAAAAGAAAATACTGGCGGACTATGTGCAGACGAACAACTATTGCGCCACAGCGAAAATCAACGGCGTGTCCGCAACGACGGTTAAGAACCTTGTGAGGGCGAATGCCGACATTGTGGAAAAGTGCGAGCAAAAAAAGGAAGAGAACACCGCCGATGTGATGGAGTACATGAACGACCACAAAGACCTTGTGTGTTCGTTCATCGGTAAGGGGCTTGAAATGCTCAATGACCCCGAAAAGCTGGCGGCGGCAAATCTCAGCCAGATCACCACGGCGATGGGGACGCTGATCGACAAGTGGGCGATGATCGGCGGCAGTCCTGCCGACACGGTAAGGGAAGACGCGCTTAGTAAGAGCCTAAAGGAAATGGCAAAGGAGCTTGAGAGTGACACATGAATACAGAATTAATGTTTTCTAGTAAAACAGACTTATGGGAAACGCCACAAGATTTGTTTGATAAACTGAATAATGAATTTCAATTTACACTTGATGTGTGTGCAACTCCAGAAAATGCAAAATGCGACAACTTCTATACGAAGGAACAGGACGGACTGGAATATCCGTGGAAGGGAACCGTGTGGTGCAATCCTCCATATGGGCGTGGCATCGGGCAATGGGTGAGGAGAGCGTTATTTGCATCCGTTAGCGGGTCTACCGTCGTAATGCTACTTCCTGCCAGAACAGATACAAAATGGTTCCACGATTACATATACAAAAGAAACAATGTGGAAATTCGGTTTATTAGAGGACGATTAAAATTCGGCGGAAGTAAAAATTCTGCTCCATTTCCGTCTATGGTAGTTGTATTTATGCCACATGATTAGCCCAAAGCAAGCAAAAATCCTCGCTTTCCCCTATTCCAAGTATGACGCGCTGATCTGTGACGGCGCTGTGCGTTCCGGCAAAACCTCCATCATGATGTGGGCGTTCGTCCGCTGGGCGATGGAGAATTTCAGCGGTCAGCGTTTTGGCGTGTGTGGCCGCACGGTGGACAGTTGCACAAAGAACATTATCGTGCCGTTTACGGCGATGAGCCTTGCGAAAGAGCGCTATATCATTCGTTGGCGGCGCGGCGACAAGGTCATGGAAGTGCGGCGCGGAGCCGTGACGAATTATTTTGAAGTGTTCGGCGGCAAGGACGAGGCAAGCTATACGCTGATCCAAGGCCGCACGCTGGCAGGGGTGTTGCTGGACGAAGTAGTATTGATGCCGCGTTCGTTCGTGGAACAGGCACTTGCGCGTTGCTCGGTAGACGGGGCAAAGCTGTGGTTTTCCTGCAACCCGGGAAGTCCACATCACTGGTTCTATCAAGAGTGGATCAAGCGGCATCGTGAGCGGAATACGCTTTATCTGCATTTTGAGATGCGGGATAACCCCGGTTTGAGCGAGAAAACGCTTGAGCGCTACGAGAATATGTACGCAGGAATTTTCTATGACCGCTATGTACGGGGCCTGTGGGTAGCTGCGGAAGGCGTTGTCTATAAGGACTTTGCCAATAACACAGAAAAGTACCTGATTGGTGATCCGCTGCAATGGGCGGCGGAGAACAGTACCAGGTTCTCCATCATTTCTATTGGAGTTGATTTTGGCGGGACGAAATCAGCGACAAAGTTTCAGGCGACCGGCATCACGCCGGAGTTTCGAGTGGTGGCCCTGGAGGAAGAATATATCAAAAACGAAGAGATTGACCCTGATGCGCTGAACCGGCGCTTTTCTACGTTTTGCCGCCTGGTCACATCAAAGTATGGAAATAGCCAGACACGTGCAGATAGCGCGGAGACGGTGCTGATCAGGGGCCTTGCCCACACGGCGCAGGTGCAGCAACTTGGCACGCAGGTTAAAAACGCCCTAAAGCTGCAAATCACAGATCGGATCAGGCTTGTGGTCCTTTTGATGAAGCAGGGCCGCTTCAAAGTATCACGGAATTGCCCGCATCTTATTGATGCGCTACAATCCGCAATTTACGACCCGGATAAATTTGAGGACGAACGCCTCGATGATGGCACGTCTGACATTGACAGCCTCGATGCTATGGAATATTCCCTGGAGCCTTACTATAAAGCCCTTGAACAGGCGGGGCATAGAACAGGAGTTACCGCATGAGTAATGCAGTCATTATCAAACTAAATGAGCTTGGCTATACCACGATCTCCGAATCGTTTTACGAAAAGGTTGCGGAGTGGAAAAGCTGGTATCAGGGCAATGTAAAGGGATTCCACAATTATCGCGTCCGTAACGGTGAAAGCATGGTCAACTGCAAGCGGTATTCCCTCGGGATGGGAAAGAAGCTGTGCGAGGATTGGGCGAATCTGCTACTGAACGAGAAGGTGCAGATAACGCTTGAAGGGGATAAGGAGCAGGAATTTATTGACCGCATCTTGACGGAGAACAATTTTGCCGTTAAGGCGAATGAGATGCAGGAAATGAAGTCCGCGCTTGGCACGGTGGCATACATTCCCCGCGTGGTGGGGCAGGAGGTCAACGAGAGCGGCGAGATCGTACCCGGCAACGCCTCCGGCATTGTGCTGGACTATGTGACCATCGAAAATATCTATCCGCTGGCATGGCAGAACGGATATATCAGCGAGTGCGCGTTTTCCTCTGTAGTTACAAGGGGTGGGCGCGATTACCTCTATCTGCAAATCCATCGCAAAGAGGACGGCGGCGAATACGTCATTGAGAACCGAATTTATCGGTATGATAATGAGCAACTTGCAGACGAAGCGCTGACCAATGTTAAGGGCTTTGAGCGCATCCCCCCTGTTGTACATACCGGAAGCAATAAGCGTCAATTTGTCATTGACCGACCCAACATTGCGAATAACTTCAACTATTTGCTTCCAACCGGCGTTTCGGTGTATGCAAATGCTATCGACGTAATGCAGGGCGTGGATATTGCTTATGATAGCTACGTCAATGAGTTCAAGCTCGGGAAAAAGCGCATTATGGTGAAACCATCTGCAGCGAAGTACCTTGACGGAGAGCCGGTATTTGATTCAAGCGACGTCGCGTTTTACGTTCTACCGGAGGACGTAAATGACGGCGCGGTTATTACGCCGATTGATATGACCTTACGGACGGCGGAGCACAACACCGGCATTCAGGATCAGCTCAACATTTTGTCCAGCAAGTGCGGATTTGGCGAAACATATTACCGCTTTGACGGAACGAGTGTGGCAACAGCTACGCAGGTCATCAGCGAAAACAGTACTATGTTTCGTACGATCAAAAAGCATGAAATCGTGCTGGAACAGGCTTTGACGGAGCTGTGCCGTATTCTGTTGCGCCTGGGCAATACAGCGATGAACGCCGGGCTGAACGAAGACGTTGAAATCAGCATTGACTTTGATGATTCGATTATTGAAGACAAAGCTACAGACTTTTCCCGCGATATGCAGCTGCTACAGGCGGGCATTATGAACGATTGGGAGTTCCGCATGAAGTGGATGAACGAGGATGAGGCGACCGCAAAGGCGGCGCTGCCGAAGATGCAGGACATGACAACCGAGGAAGAAACGGAGGTAGAGTAATGGGCGGTAGAGGTGGAGCCGGTGGAGGCATTGGAGCTGTGCGCTCTGCTGTAGAACACAGCGAATTTTGGGAAAGCGCAAAGTCTAACGCATATTTGGGAGCCGAAAAATTGCTCAAATCCCCTACATTTGTTGAAAGCGTGAAAGAGGCAATCGGCAAAGAGGCTTTTATGCGGAATTATGATATTACGCAAAAACAAACAGACACTCTGACCAATAAAATGATTAGAGCCCTTGCCGAGGGAAAAGCACCGAAAAACAATAATAGAGAAAAAGAAAGCGCAGAAGATTACGCAAAACGGTATTTTAGAGAGCATTATAACCCCAATAGGGAACAACGCGAAATTACATCTTCCACATATAAGCGGGCGCAAAATAATTTGCAAGGCTCTGTAAATTCGTTCTTCGGCAGAGGAATGGAAAAGAAAAAGAAGAAAAAATAATGGGCGGACACGGCGCAAGCAGCGGAATGAGCGTGAAGAGCTATGATTAACTTTGAAAATCTCGACAAGTTCACATTCCCCGGCGTTGGGAAGTACGATATTCCACAAATCGAGCCGGTCAAGGCATATCCACAGGGCTCATTTATCCCGGTAAACTATCACTACACCGCGAAAGACACGAAAAGCAAGATCGTGCATTTCTTCGTGGACGATTATCAATTCATCCGGTATTGGAACACGCCGGACAAGTACATTCCGAAACTGTCGCAGTTTGCGGCGGTGTGCGCGCCGGACTTTTCCACCTACACAGACATGCCGCTGGCGATGCAGATTTACAACCATTACCGCAAGCATTGGTTGGCGGCATACTGGCAAATGCACGGCATGACGGTCTATCCAACGATTTCATGGAGCGATGAGAGCAGTTACGATTGGTGCTTTGATGGTGAGTCTGTCGGCGGAATTGTTGCGGTTAGTTCGGTAGGCACACAGCAGAACAAGGAAAGCAAGCGGTTGTTCCTGCGCGGCTACGAAGAAATGATGAAACGGCTTTCGCCGGAATGGGTGATCTTTTATGGCAAAGTTCCGGAGGAATGCGACTGGAATGTGATCCGCGTGAAGCCGCATTACGATGAAATTGTGAAACGGAGGAAAGCAAATGAAATATCCGTTTCAGCCGGAAATCCTTGATGCTATGCCGGAAGAGCTGGCGGAGTTGTACCGAGGCCTTGAGGACACCCTGCTGATGGAGATATGTTCCCGGCTGAAGTTGCGGGACGAGCTGAACGAGGTCACGGTGCAGGACATCAAGGCGCTGCGGTCACACGGCATCGATCTGAAAGAGATTGAGAAAGCCATACGCAAAACTTCAGGTATCAGCGAAACAAAGTTGAATAAGCTGCTTGACGATGTTGTGGAGCGCAACCAGAAGTATTACACCGAGTTGATTGACCTTGCGCACATCATGCAGCCGGAAACACTGCTTGACGCTGCGGAAGTTGCGGCAATCAGGGCGCAGACGCTTGATACATTCCGCAATCTGACCGCATCTATGGGCTTTCTGGTGGACGCTGGGCGCACAATGCTGCCCCCTGCCAAAGCATACCAGCACGCCTTAGATGCGGCAGAGATGATGATACAAAGCGGAGCAATTTCTTATAACGAAGCAATCAAGCGAAGCGTTAAAGAGCTGGCCGATAGCGGCATAAAGGTGGTTGACTACGAGAGCGGCCATCGAGATCAGATCGATGTGGCGGCGCGGCGGGCGGTTATGACAGGCGTTTCGCAAATCTGCGCGAAGTACACGGAGCAATCGGCGGAATACCTTGAGACACCATATTTTGAGGTTTCCGCCCATGCTGGCGCGAGAGATAAGCCGGGGCCGTCCCCGTGGTCATCGCACAAGGAGTGGCAAGGCAAAGTGTATTCCACCCGCAGCGGCGACATCTACCCGAACATCTATGAGGTTTGCGGTCTGGGTGCTGTGGATGGTCTGGAAGGAGCCAACTGCCGCCACAGGCGCAATGTTTGGGTTGAGGGCGTAAGCGAGCGCACATACACTGACGAACAGCTTGAGCATATTGATGATGATCTCGGCTGCAAGTTTGACGGGAAGAAATACACCGCATACGAGGCGACGCAGATGCAACGGCGTGTTGAGCGCCAGATTATCAAGCAGGACAGGCTTGTAACAGCGTATAAGGCAAGTGGGCAAAAGGACGAATATTACGCCGCAAATGCGAAACTTGTAAGACTGATCGCCAAATATAAGGCTTTTAGTGAAGCATCGGGGTTGCCGCTGCAATGGGAAAGGACAAAGGTGCTGTATTGAACCGGGAAAGAAGTCAGAAAGGCAACCAAATTTTGTAATACGCAGCGGGGAATGACGCTGTGGGAATAAAAGGAGAACTAAAAAATGGCAGACGAAATTAAAACTTTTGATGAAATACTGGCTGACCCCACCTATAAGGCGGAGTTTGACAGGCGAATCACAAAGGCGCTTTCGACTGTTCAGAGCAAGCTGGACGCGGAAGTGGAAAAAAACAAGCAGTTTGCGGCAAGTGGAAGCGCGGAAACGGAAGCGCTCAAAAAGGAGATCGAGGGCTATAAGTCCAAGATTGCCGATTATGACTACGCAGATGTGATCCGTAAGACGCTTGCTGAAAAGGGCGTAAAATTCAGCTCTAAAGCTGCGGAAAAGGCATATTTGGCAGACCTAAAAGCAAAACACCTTGAAATCAAGGACGGTGCGCTTGATGGGTTTGAGGAATGGCACAAGGCGCAAGTCAGCGCCGATCCGTCCGCGTTCCAAGACGGCGTAAAAATCGACTGGTCCGCTGCTGTTGGCGGCGGCGAAAAGAAAACAGATACCAATGCCGCGATGAACAATCTAATTCGCGGCGCACTCAAGTAACGAAAAGGAGATTACAACATGGCAAGTATTGATCGTTCCGCACTTTCCGGCCTTATCCCGGAACCCGTAACCCGCGAAATCATGCAGGGCGCTATCGCCGAGTCCGCTGTCCTTCGTATGGGTCGCAGACTGGCAAATATGTCCAGTAAGACGCAGACCATCAACGTGCTCGACGCGCTTCCCTCCGCGTATTTCGTCAACGGCGAAGCGACCGGCGACGGCGCCGGCGACGCCTTCAAGCAGACCACCAAGATGGCGTGGGACAAGAAGAAGCTGTACGCCGAGGAGATCGCTGTTATCGTCCCCATTCCCGAGGCCGCTCTCGATGATGCGGACTATGACATTTGGGGCGAGGTCAAGCCCCGTTTGACCGAAGCTTTCGGCAAGGTCATCGACGCGGCTATCCTGTTTGGCACGAACAAGCCGAGCACTTGGCGTACTGGCGTTGTTCCTGCTGCTGTCGCTGCCGGCAACGGTGTTCCCATCAGCTCCGACATTTTCAGCGACATCATGGGCGAGAACGGCCTGATCGCCAAGGTCGAGCTGGACGGCTTTAACCCCAACGGCGTTATGTCCGCCATCCAGATGCGCGGCAAGCTCCGTGGTTTGAAGGACACCACCGGCCAGCCCATTTTCAAGTCCGATATGCAGGGATTTACCCGCTACGGCCTTGACGGCATGGATATGTATTTCCCCATGAACGGCGCGTTCGATCCCGCGCAGGCGCAGATGATTGTCGGTGACTGGAGCCAGCTCGTATACGCCATCCGTCAGGACATGACGTTCAAGATTTTCACCGAGGGCGTTATCCAGGATCCCACCACCAAGGCCATCACCTACAACCTGATGCAGAACGACATGGTGGCGCTGCGCGCGGTCATGCGTCTCGGCTGGGAGATCGCGAATCCCGTCAATGCTTACAACGTGGACAAGGCTGATCCGTTCCCGTTCTCCGTGTACGGAAAGGGCGGCGACATCTCCGCCGTTACCGTCTCGCCCGCTACCGCGACGATGGCAAAGGGCGACAGCAAGGCGTTTACTGCTGCTGTTACCGGCGAGGGCATTATCAACGGTGAGGTCGAGTGGAGCCAGAATGGCACGAAGTCCAAGATCAGCGAAGACGGCTTGCTGACTATCGACTCCGCTGAGACTAAGACCAGTATCACCGTCACGGCCAAGTCCAAGCAGGACGGCACCAAGACCGGAACTGCTACCGTTACCGTTTCTTGATCTGAAAGGAGCTGACCCGTATGACATACGCTGATTATACATACTACGCCGGAATCTATATGGGTTCTGTGAGCGAGGAAGATTTTCCGCGTCTGGCTGTTCGGGCCAGCTTCTTCCTCGACTACTACACGATGGGGAAAGCTGAAAGCCACGCCGATTTGAACGCGGTGAAGATGTGCTGCTGTGCGTTGATCGACCAGTACGCTTTGTTGGACGCGGCGCAGAAGGCAGCGACAAAAAGCCTTGCCAATGCAGGAGACCCGGAAACCAAGAGCGAATCGGTAGGCAGCTATTCCCGCACGCTTACGACCGGTGGCGAAGCGGCAAAGTCTGTGCTGGATGCAGTAAGCACCAGTAAACAAATGCTTGCAAATCTGTGCAATGAGTATCTGGCGCATACCGGACTTTTGTATCGGGGAGGTGACTGCAAATGTACGCTCCCCACACTGTAACGATCTACAACTCCGTCAAGGAAACCGATCCGGCAACGTTTAAGGACGTTACTAAGCTCTACGTCACGATTTTACGCGGCGTGCTGTGTGAAGCGTCAAAGGGCGCAAATGTGCGCAAGACCGGGTTAGAGGGCGCGGATGCGGTCAACCTGTATATCCCGTTTTCCGTAGAAGCGATAGACGGGGCGACGGGTAAGCCAAAGAAATACGTCGGGCCGCAGGAGTTTTACCGTGCTACAGATAAGACCGGACTGTGGACGCTTTCAGTCAGCGGCAACGGTGGGGTTACGTTTTTCATCAAGGGCGAGTTTATCACCGACAAGGAAGATGTGGCGCTTTCACAGGATAACTGCTGGAATCTGACAAAGGTAGACTCAATGGACTTTGGCAGCGAAGATATGCAGCATTGGGAATGCGGAGGCGTATGAGATGGCGCTGAAATTTACCATCGACGTCTCTGGCATGGATGCAGTCAAAGAATCCATTGCAAGCGCTTGCAGTCGCGCAGAACACGCGCTTGCGGTACAGGTGGCAAAAGATACCGCGGCATTCGTCCCGATGCGCACAGGATCGTTGAGGACGCGGACGCGGGTATCCGGAAACGAGATCATCTACCCCGGCCCATACGCTCGGTATCTCTATTACGGCAAACTGTACGTTGATCCGCTGACGGGAAGTGCCTATGCGAGAAAAGGCGTAACAAAAGTTCCGGCGGTGCCTGAGAAAGACCTGAAATTTTGGCATCCAAATACATCTTCGCACTGGTTTGAATCGTCGAAAGCTCAAAACCTCCCAAAGTGGCTACGTGTAGCAGAAAAGGCGGTAAAGAATGATCTCTAAAGAAAAGACCGTAACGCTTGCGTCAAGCGTTGAAAAATCCGATCTCGACCGCCTTGTATTGATTTGGGCAAACAAATGCCCCAATATCCCTGATAACGTGGAGCTGATCAAGTACGAGTATTTCGCGGCGAAAACGGTAGGCATGGCGCTTTCGTCCGTGCAAGGCGCTGTTATCACCAAGAAATACATTTGCGGTGGGTATCAGGCGGAGTATTCGTTTGAAATTCATTATCAAATCGCGCCTCCGGGAACAAGCGATGATACGCGCTTAAAGGCAGTCGAGGCTTTGAACAAATTTGCGGACTGGGCCAACACACAGCGCCCGGACATTGGCGAGGGGAGACGCGCCCTTCGCGTAGAAACAGCGGCTTTTGCGTCGTATCTCGGCGCGACCAGCGACAAATACGAGGACTATATGGTTCCTCTTAAACTAACATACGAGGTGAATGTATAATGGCAGATTTAGTTTTTGCGACCACCGAAGGCCAGACCATTGACCGCGAGCTTTTGATTGCGTATCTGAATACCGGCACGTCATCGGCTCCCGTTTGGAGTGCCATCGGTAAGCGCGTGGAAGATTCCACCGAGGAAATGGACTGGGGGCAGGAGAGCAAACAGGACATTCTCGGTAACACCTTTACCACCATGAAAAAGCCCGTCATCACGCAGACGTTTGACCCGATTCCTTTGGATGCGGGCGACGCGGCGGCGGTCAAGATGTGGAATCTTGCGGTCAAGGACCACGACGCGCAGGCGCTTGCCAATCAAGACATGATGATCGGTCACTTCTACGCCACGAGCGGCGACGCGAAGTTTGCCGAGCGCTATGATTCCTGCGCAATTGCGGTCACGTCCATCGGCGGCGACGGAGGCGGCACGCTCAACATCGCGAGCGAGATCACTTACGGCGGCAACCGGACGCTTGGCACAATTACCAAGAGCGCCAGCGGCGTGACCTTTACGGCAGATACCTAAAGACAAAGGGGCGGGCATAGACCCGCCCCCAATTTGGAGGACATTATGAGCGACATTATTTCCATAAATTCCGGTGTAGTCCGAAAGACGCTTGAAACGACGGATGGCAATACCTGTGAGCTGGCCTTTAACGCGACGGACAGCACCTTCGTGGAGAAGCTGTTCAACGCCTTTGATACGCTCGACAAAAAGCAGGAAGCGTACAAGGCGGAGGTCGAAAAGACCGCAAACAAGCGCGAGGTGTTCGAGACGGCCCGCAAGATGGACGAGGAGATGCGCGACATCATCGGCGAAGTCTTTGGCTTCGACATCTGCTCGGCTCTGTTTGGAGGCATGAACGTGTACGCGCTGGCGGACGGTTTGCCTGTTTGGGCCAACCTGATGCTTGCCATCATGGATGAGGTGGATACCGCATTCTCCCGTGAGCAGAAGGCGACCAATCCGCGCATCAGCAAGTACACGAAGAAGTATCACAAGTGAGATACGACCTTCCGACTACCGCGGAGGTGAACGGTACGGAATACCCGATCCGAACGGATTTTCGGGACATCCTGACCATCATTGAAGCGCTCTCCGACGCAGAGTTGAGCGAGCAGGAAAAGGCCGAAACGATGCTCGACATTTTCTACCCGGGCTTTGAGACGATGCCGCCGGACGATTACGACGAAGCGATAAAGCAATGCGCTCTGTTCATCAATTGCGGCGATGGCCCGCGAGACGAAAAGCGCGGGCCGAAGCTGATGGACTGGCAGCAGGATTTCCCGCTGCTCGTGGCTCCAATCAATCGAGTGCTCGGCAAAGAAGTGCGGTCTGCGGACTATCTGCACTGGTGGACGTGGATCGCGGCGTATCAGGAGATCGGGGACTGCACCTTTGCGCAGGTCGTTGCTATTCGCAGCAAAAGGGCAAAAGGGAAGAAGCTCGACAAGGGCGAGCAGGAATTTTACAAGCAGAATAAGCAGATGGTCGACTTTAAGCGGCAGTACACGGCGCAGGATGAGGACGTTATCAGCAAGTGGATATGAAAAACCGCCTGCTTTGAAAGGCGGTGAAGATTAAGCATTTGGCGTAACGGAAATCACGCCACTTGTTTCAAGTATATTAAGGGTTTCGGAGTTCATAACGTTTAATTTAAACTCGACCTTTGATATTTCGGTTAATGGAGTTTCACAAAAAACAACAAAAGAAGCTTTTACGTTTTTTCCCGGAAGTGCTGTAATGGGCAATCCGGAACCACTTTGGCAATGCGTGTTATCCACATAAACATCATCGAGCAAATAGGTGCATTCCTTGCCCCCGATGTTGCTGATTTTTACATCAATGTAAAAGCAGCCAGTCAATCCGCTTGCTTCCCAGCATTTTAAATATTCGGCGGTGTAATTTTCTCCACTAAATGTAATTGCATCCGTTTCCTCTTTTAAATCCTGGGTTTCGTCACTAAGAGGATTGGGCGCTGGGGATGAAACGCTATTTGCATTTGACGCTTCTGAGCCATCCGATGTTGGAAGAGATACGCATACAACAAAAAGAACAAAGAATGTAGCAAGGGATATTAAAGCGATCTTCTTTCTCTTTTTCCTGATTGCAAGGATAACCAAAGTGAGCAATGAGACAACAAATCCTGCGATACTTAACAAGCCTAAAATAGCAATCATTTTAATCCCTCCTTTTATCAGAATAGCACATAAAAAATAAAACGCAAGTAGAAAGTGTGGTGATTTTGTGGCGAATGCAGATGGTTCCGTTGTTATCAATACGGAATTAGACGCGAAAAACGCGCAAAAAGAATTGACTGCGCTTGAAAAAAAGATTGATGCGCTCAATGAAAAAATCAGCGACAAAAAGCAGGAGCAAATGCCCTTGGTTGAGCAGTCTAAGCAGATTGCGGCAAACCTTGATGCAGCCAAAGCCCAGCTTGATCAAATGCGGAACGGCGACGAGTTTTATACGGCTGGCGCAATAAAGGAGCAAGAGCAAACAGTAAAAGCTCTTCAGAAAGAGTGGGATTCCGTGCAGAACAAAGTAGAGCGCATGGATACCTCGATTGCACGAGACACGCGAAGCTTTGAGCGCATGACGAATAGAGCCGGAGATTTGTCTAAACAAATTATGGCAGCAAGAGAAAACGCCAAAGGTATTTCTCCGGCGGCACAGTCGGCCAGTAAACAAATGGACAAATTTGTGAGCCACGTTAAAACGCTCGCCAAAAGAGTGCTTGTTTTTTCGCTTATTACCAAAGCTCTCAGAACGTTAAAGAGCTATATGTGGAGCGCGATCCAGACCAACGATAAGGCGATGGCGGCGGTCGCCAAACTGAAAGGAGCGCTGCGAACGCTGGCGCAGCCAATCGTCAACGTGGTCGTTCCGGCGTTCACCGTGCTCGTCGACGTCATCACGCGCGTGGTCAACGCCATCTCCGAGCTGGTCTCCATGATCTTTGGAACGACTGCCGAGGAATCTGCAAAGGCAGCCGAAAACCTTTACGAAGAATCGGACGCGCTGGACAAGACCGGGAAGTCTGCAAAAAAGGCAAGCAAATCCCTTGCGTCGTTCGATGAAATCAACAAATTGTCGGGAAGTCAGGAAGAGAATAAAGCCCCGGACTTCTCAACCGGCATCAACGACCAGCTTAGTGCCATCATGGAGTTGTTTACTGGCGCGGCCCTGTTGGCGATCGGTGCGGCGCTGGCGTTCTCCGGCGTGAATGTCCCTCTCGGCATTGGGCTGATGGCGATGGGTGCGCTTGCCATTTGGGGTGCGGTTAGCACTGACTGGAGCGCGATCCAAAATGCTTTGGAAGGGCCGATCGGAGCTGTTACGGGCATCTTGTCCGCGGCCCTGCTGGCGATTGGCGCGATCATCCTGTTCTCCGGGGCAAACATTCCTCTTGGCTTGGCGCTCATGGTCGCCGGAGCGATAGGACTGGCGACGGCGGTAGCGGCAAATTGGGACACGATCAAAGCGCTTTTACAAGGCCCGCTCGGCATCGTTACTGCGATCATCAGTTTCGCGCTCCTTGAGATCGGCGCTATCCTATTGTTCTCCGGCGCGAACATCCCGCTCGGCCTTGGCTTGATGGTCGTGGGAGCGATGGGAATGGCGGCAGTCATTGCGGCGAATTGGGACACCATCAAGGCATTGCTTCAAGGCCCTATTGGAGCTGTCGCGGCGATGCTCTCAACGTCCCTGCTCGTTCTCGGCGCCGTGCTGGCTTTCAGCGGCGCAAACGTTCCGATCGGTCTCGGCCTTATGATTGCGGGCGCAATTGGGCTGGCGACGGCGGTAGCGGCAAATTGGGATGCCATTCAAAACGCCTTGCAGGGGCCGATAGGTGCAATTACGGCGCTCGTCAGCAGCGCATTGCTTGTGCTCGGCATCATCCTGACCCTGACCGGCGTTGCGCTTCCGATCGGCATCGGGCTGATCGCTGCCGGAGCGGTCGGGCTGGCCGCTACGGTCGCGGTCAACTGGAACGCCATTACCGAATACCTCGGCGGCCCGATCGCGGCGATCATTTCGCTGGTCAGCGGCGCGCTGCTCGTCTTAGGCGTTCTGCTGGTGTTTACCGGTGTAGGGATCCCGCTCGGAATGGGCATGATCGTTGCAGGAGCAGCCGGCCTTGCATCGGTGGCTGTGGTTAATTGGGACTACCTGAAAAATAAGCTTAGTGAGACGTGGGACGGCATCAAAGAGTGGTGGAACGCTAACGTCGCCAAATACTTTACGATCGAGTATTGGCAGGACTTGGGCAAAAACATCATCGACGGATTGCTGAATGGCTTGAAATCTGCATTTGAAAGCGTCAAGTCTTGGGCATCCGGCGCGCTGGACACCATCAAAAGCGCATTTACCGGCGGCTCAGTCAAGACCAGTATGCCGGCCATCAATTCCGCTTCGATCCCCCGTTTGGCGACCGGCGCGGTCATTCCCCCGAACAGGGAATTTTTAGCGGTGCTCGGCGACCAGAAGCAGGGGACGAACATCGAGGCTCCCGCGGCTGCCATCGAGGCGGCGGTTGCGCGCGGCATGGCGCAGTATGGCGGCGGGAACCAGACGGCGATCCTCAAGATCGGCGAACAGGAATTGGGGCGCATCATCTTCAAGCTCAACAAGGATCAGACGCAGCGCGTCGGCATCCAAGTGACCTAAAGGCGGTGAGCATGAACTACATTAAACTCAATGGGACATCGTTTGATGTCAACGTAGCAATATCCAAATACAACGAGAACTTCAATGTTCTGGACGGAGAGAATGCCGGGCGTTCTAAAGACACCGGGCGAATGATTCGCGATGTGCTCGGAACGTATATCGGGCACAAGATCACGGTATTTCGCCGAGGCGATGATTACCAGAGCTATGATGCATTCTGGAATTACCTGAAGGCTCATTCGGTGGATGACTCCGTGCTGCTCGAAGCTGCGGATGGGAACACAACAATTTCCTATCGGGCGTATTATACGAGCGCTTCGCACGACATTGAAAAGGTCGAAAACGGCGTGAATTACTGGGGAGAGATCGAGATCCATTTCATCCCCATTGCGCCTCAGATCACACCGTAAGGAGGGCCTATGGACTATATTTTGATCGGCTCTTACCAATTCGACCGCGACGCATCGAAAGACGATATGCGCCTGGATTACTGCTCAACATACCGAGAGGTCGAGTTGGATGAAAGCATCCTGTCTTTTGACACCATGAACGCTGAGGTATGCACGACTACGGTAGGCGCGCAGCTTTCCGCGTTGCCAGATAACACGCCTGTTATTATTTATCGAAACGATAAAGTCTTTACAAGGTTTGTTAAGCGGAGCATTTCGCGCATCGGGCCAAGCACATATCAGATCGTGGGGCGCTCTCCGATGGGCGCGCTTACAAACATGAAGCACCTCGGCGGCATCTACACGGGCGAGACCGTCGCCGAGGTCGTCACCGATATATGCGGGAACATCCCTGTTTTAGTCAAAAGCATTTTTGCCGAAATTAAGCTTTACGGTTGGCTTCCATACGCGGACGGGAAATCGCGCTCGGCAAGAGACAACCTCGCACAAGTTCTTTTTGCCATCGGCGCATATCTCGGGACAGATTTGAATGGCGTTTTGCGCGTTGATCCACTATGGAACGGAACGGCATCGATAATTGATGATGGGCGCCCCTATACGGGCGGAACGGCCAACTATGATCCGCCCGTCTCCGCTGTGATGGTGGCGGAGCATCAGTACATCGCGGGAACCGACGAGAAGGAGCTGTTTTCCGGCACATCTCAGCAGGGAGATATTATCACATTCTCCGAGCCGATGCACTCACTCACAGCGACAGGCTTCACCATTTTGGAGAGCGGGGCGAACTGCGCGAAAATCTCTGCCGGAACGGGAACGCTCAAGGGCAAGGCATATATTCACAACACACGCCTTGTGACAAGGACGGTCACAAAAGACGCGACGGAAAATGTGGAGTCCTTCTTGGACGCAACGCTCGTCTCCCTTGTCAATTCCTCCGCTGTCGCCAAAAGGCTGGCGGACTATTATAAGTGCCGAGAGACCATCACCAACGGCATTGTAAGCGGGCAGGAGAAACCCGGACATGTGGTCAGCGTCTATCACCCCTACGATAAGAAGATGGTTTCTGCGTGCATCGTGAGCCTTGACACGACCATGAGCGGCACACTCAAGAGCGAGATGGCGGCGCTCGTCGGCTTTCTGCCCCCGCAGCCGGAAACCACGGAATACTACGACGAGCGCGTGCTGCTTACCGGCTCCGGCGAGTGGGAATCAGTAATAGACGGTGAAATTCGTGTTGTGGTTATTGGCGGCGGCGAAACGGGCGCAAGCGGAAGCGCAGGCAGCTCGGCAGGCATTTCTTCGCAGTCCAAAAGCGGGTCATCCGGCTCCTATTCCGGTTCGTCCGCCGGTCAAGGCGGCGAAGGAGGCGAGGGTGGCTCCGGCGGAAAAATTTTAATCGCATCGCTAAATGTAATAACCGGGCAAAAATTCCAATATGCGGCGGCACAGCCTGCCGGAAACAGCACATTTGGGGAATTGTCAAGCGCGTCCGGTGAAACCTCAGTCGATGGCTATTATGATTTGGTGACGCAAACTTTTTTCGGTCGAAAGGGCGCGAACGGTATAAAGGGCGGAAACGGAGGCTCCCCCGGGAATAACGGTCAAGCAGTCGGCGATTATCTCGGAGGCTACGGGATCAACAGCAAAACGGTAAGCCAAACCAAGTACGGGACATCGGGAACTGTAACGGCAAACGGATGGGGCGGCGGCGGTGCTGCACAAGGAGCAAACGGCGCGACTTCGGCAGGAGAAGTCTATATCAACCTATACGGCGAGTTCAATTCGAACGATCCCTCTCAAAGCGTTGTTACGCTTAGCGGCAACTGTTCAGACGGCGGCAAAGGCGCAAACGGAGCCAACGGGAATGACGGCGAAAACTATGGCGACGGCGGAGACGGCGGTCACGGCGGCGGTGGTGCCGGTGCAGTCGGTACGCTCAGCATGTCGTTTTCGCCATCCGGCAAAAATCCGAAAACAGAAACGGGCGGAGCATGGGCGACCGGCGGCTCTGCGGGCGCAGGCGGCGCAGGCAAGCCCGGCTGCATCATCATCTACTACCGCAAGCTCAAGCCGCTCAGCGCGGGCTGGCTGCGCGACAAAACCCAAAAGCCGCTGCTCGACCGCCTCGGGCGCAGGCTCATCGTATAAGGAGGTATCGTTATGCCTGATGACTATTATGTTTCCCAATACTCCGGCGAGGAGATCGACGACCTGCTCGGCAAGGCGGGCTCCGCCACAGGCGCTGTTCGCTACGACGCCGCGCAGACCCTCACCGACGAGCAGAAAGCGCAGGCCCGGACGAACATCGGGGCGGACACCGTGCAGGGCGCGGTTCTTTATACACCGCAAAATCTTAGTAACGTGCAGCAACAGCAGGCGAGGGAAAATATTTTTGCTGCGCCAGCAGATAAGTTCCCATACTTTGCTGTTCCCACTGGGACTTCTATGGAAAAAACATTTGAAGTACCAAGCGCCTGGAGGACATATCTTGTCGTGTCAACTTATGCGCGCCAACTGGGGATGTGGATGGTTTTGCCAAATGACAACGTAGTCGTGCCTATAGTAGAAAATTCCGCGGTCACGATAACTTGTGAAGTAGGCAAAATCCACACAAAAGGAGCGCAAGTTATCACAATAATTTATCTTGGGAATTCTTAAACTGATTTAATTTTAACTGCACGAAATCAAGTCGGATTCTACCCTAAAAACTGCAACTTTTAAGGAGTGTGTTACGACGGAGACGATCGTCTGCGCCCTCATTACCGGGGGGCTGACGCTGATGGGCGTGCTCAACCCTTAGTAAGAATCTAACCTCATATGGTTACTACTCGTATCGCATCCGACGGCAACCTTTTCGTCTCGGTCGCGGACACGAACATCGGGTGCCGTCTCCAAAAACTCCCCTAAAGGGGAGTGCAGAGGGGGCCGCAGCCCCCGCCCTCTGGGAAAATGAATTACACGGCATCGTGCGGCAGCGCGCGAGAAAAAGGAGATCACCGGCGAAAGCTACGTCGCTGATAAATAAATTTTGAACAAAGAAAAGGAGAACAAAACAATGGCTACTTACAAGAGAATCGCATCCGACGGCAAGCCCATCGAAGTCACCGATACCCCCGCGGGCCTGAGCGAGAGCGCGGGCGTCAAGAACAGCATCAAGCAGCCTGTTATGGCGCGCGACATTTCCCGCGCCGGCACGGAGATCTATGTCGCTCCGCGCTACAAGCTCACCTACGACGAGAACGGCTACTGCGTCAAGATGACGACCTGCGCCATCCCCGAGGACATCGCGAAAAAGCTCGCGGAGCTGAACAAGTAAAAAAGCCGCCCCGGAGGGCGGCAAATTGACAAAGCGCGGCAGACTGTGCTATAATTCGCCTGCCGGTAAGAACGGCGAGGTTGTCCACTTCCTGCAAAGGGGGTGCGCGATGGTTACATACGCTGATATGTTCACATATTCGCTTGTGCTCATCGGTCTTGCGTCTCTGATCTTCACGGTCACAAGACATAAGAAATAACCGCCCACCATAGCGGTAAGCGGCGTTTCCTTCGAGCTATAAACTCACTGAGGGACGACCGCCACCAGCAATGGCAGCCGTTCTTACTGGCCTAAATATAGCACACCTAAAGCCGCTTTGTCAAGCACGACAAGGCGGCTTTTTTCGCGCCGCCGGAAAGAGAGACAACGCCTATGGAAAGTTTATCGAAATTAGCGGCGCTGTGCTCGGAGGTGACGGTCATCCTCGCGGCGGTCGCCATGCTCGTCAAGCCGCTGCGCAGCAAGCTGCTGGGGCTGGACAAGCTGACCGACGCGCTCAAATGCCAGCTCCGGCACGACATGCTGCACACCTACTACCGCCACAGGGAGGGCCGCACCATCCGCCAGTATGAGCTGGAGG